AAGCATCAAAACGACCTGCCCACCATCCGCCAACCATGTTCCATTCTTGAGCAGAAAGCATTTTGCTTCTCAGTCTGGAGAATGGGATCTTTGTAGCAATAGAACATATTCTTTGAAGTATTGATCTACTGTCCATCTCAATAGTAAAGTACAAGGCACTACGCCCTGCTTCATATACATTAGATGCTAGATTACAACAAGTCAAAGACTTTCCTGAACCTCGTCGTCCGCCCACAAGCACTAAGTCTTTGGGAGAGAACTTAATCTGCGAGTCATACTCACTGTTGAGTCCTAAGGGTAAATACTTCGCTAGTTCTTTGTCATCTTCAAACAAAGATATGCTCTGCATACTTTCTTCGGGTGGTTTGACATCTACCTTGTCACTTACCCTTAAAACTATTTCTTGTAGTTGTTCTATATTTTCTTCTGCACTAGCCATTGCGACTGTGTTGTCTATGTAAGTATCGAGTTCATCTAAGATTTCTACTTGTGCGTATTCATTTTTTAAATAGTCAAGCAAAAGCCACGCGTCCACCTCGACATCTATGGACTCGATTGCGAATATCTTTTCTTGGAGTTGTCGATCTCGTACTTCATATTGGAGATCTTCGAATTGTGGGAGGTCTTGATAATTGTCTATGTGTTTATCAAGGATGCGGAATATTGACTGATATTCACCAGGAAGGTAATGTTCTTTTAACTTAGACCATGTGTCTAAATCTTTCTGAACTATAATTTGTTTTAAAAGCGCTGACGCTATATTCACTTGACCTCTCCCAAAGTACTACTAAAAAACGGGCAGGGGCGAACCCCTGCCTTGAACTAATCAAAAGACTTAGTAATTAACCAATATCTTTTTTAGCTGCGCCGTTGTAGTCTGAACATTGTAGTCCACGTCTTGTTAACATAGTTTTTACACCACGAACTGTTTTGCCGATTGAGTCAGCAATTTCTTCTACAGTTTGTGAAGCAACATCTACATCAGCAAGTACATCAGCTTTGCTTGATCCTTTAGTTTCTTTTTGCTTTGGAATAGCGTTGATTTCTCCACTTCTTAATAGTGATAGAGCTTTTCCTCTGATTGAGTTTACAGATTTGCCAAGTGCGTCAGCGATTTCTTCTACGAAAGATCCATCGTTAACCATTGATACAAATGTGCCTTCTTCTTCAGGAGTATAAGTTCTAACTGTTTCAACTTTAGGAGCAGGCTTAACATGAGAAGTTAATTCCATTGATAAGATTTTTCCTTGAATTGATTTAGCAGAGAACGATCCGCCTTCGAAGTTTGATGCAATTTCTGCATATGTGTAAGAGCCACTGTTATCAGTAACAAAGGCTTGTAAGGTTGCTTCTTGCTCGTCTGAGAAAGACTTAGAAGCAGATGCTGAAGCTAGTTCAACATCAAATCCCATTTTTCTCAATTTGCTAGAAACTGATCTTGTTGATGTTTCTAACTCATCAGCTGCGTTAGCAACTGTTGATTGAGATATAGGGCTTTCAGAACCAACAAAGTCTGTTAGTTGTTGAGTTCTTTCATCTGTCCATTTAGGTAATGCCATTTTTTATTCCTCTATAATTTGTTTTAGGTTGTTAAATATTTTTATCCCGAGTTGTTCTGCTTTTTTAGTTTTTGCACTTTCGATTCCACTCTCATTGAGTAAGATTGTTACATCCTTTGTTAAGGAACTCTTAACAATGAAGCCATACTTTTCTAATACTTGAGTAGCGGCTGCTTTAGTAGGGTAAGATTTCAACTTACCACTAATGCAAACTGTTCCCTTAGTGTCGTCAAGACTGACTTTTGCCTGCGTTTTACAAGTAAAAGAAAAGGGAAGTTCATTATAGCCGTGGTCAATAAAAGTACCAACTAACCAGTCATAAAGATTCGACGCCGCTTTCGGACCCAGACCTGCCTCTATACATATCTCTGGGGTTATCTCATATAATGATGAGATGTGTTGTGCTAATTTATTAGTGGCACTTGAGCCAATCAGCGGTATCGAAAAAGCTGGTAATAGAGTTATAAGGTCGACACTCTTTGATTTCTGTATCTCGTTGTGTAGTTTCGTACCTAGTTTCTCTGAATCCAAGCATAATGATATTTCTTCTTGGGATAAAGAATAGATATCATGTAAGTCAAATAGATCAAGTCTAGCTATAGTAGCTGGACCAAGTCCTTTGATTTTTAAAGTTTTTGCAAAGTGTTCAATACGCTTTGCAGATTTAGCAGAGCAAGAGTCATTCAGACAGAATAACTGATCGTTTACAAACTCCAGTACACTGTTACATGCTGGACAATTTGTTGGCGGTACTATCTGTCTCAAAGTTTCTCTTTCTCCTAAATATGATATTATTATATCAAACGAGAGAGGAAAAGTCAAGAACTTTTTTTCGGAAAGTGGGATAAAATAAGGGATGAAATTTCGAAACACTCCGTATGCCCACCAAACTTTTGTTTTGGTTTATAACTTTCGTGTTTGAACTCCTCGTGTAGCTGTTGTTCGTATTTCCAACAGTTATAGATTGTATCGTGATAGGTTCGTTGAATACGCAACTCATACCCTTTAAAACCACGACTTCTTTTGATAACATGCCGCCAGTCTTTACCACTAGCGATACCAACTTTGATGCACTCACGCTCAAAGGTTTTTGTGTTTACTAAAATAACTCCATACAACACACCCTCTCTTTCTTTTTCTTCAGGTCTGTTATCGAAGTATGTTTGATTGTAGACTCCTCCGCTCACCACTTTAGTCCATTGTCAAGAGCGTGTCTACATCCTTGATAGAAGTCTCTATCTTCTTCTGATATAAAATGCCACTTGTAATTTATTGAATACATTTTTTCTTCTACTGTTTGAGGATCTGTAAGATGCATTTGTTTATTCATCATAGCTTCTAGTTCATCAAACTGTTTTGTAATTAATGCTTTGTAATCTTCTACTTTACTCATTTCATCCAGTACCTCTTAACTGGTGGATTGATTGGTTTCTTTTCTTTGGGGTATCTTTTCATAAGTTTGCCACAAGAATGACATTTTAGATTTATCTGTAGTAACTCACAGATTGCTTCTTCCTTTGGTAAAGCAAAGCATGTATGAGGATGAAACATTTCTGTGGGTAAAGGAAATCCTATGTGTTTGCTCACCAGTTATGTACTACATTTGCCATAATAAATACAGCACAGACAAGATTCGTAAAAACAATGAGAAATCTTATTAGACCTATTGCATTTTCGTTTCTTTTGTTGTAGCCATCTTCTTCGTCAAACGAGCCGAGAGCGTGTTTTAATATAACCCAACCTCTTTTCATACCATTCCTTCTAAATATAAATTAGTTAATGCCATTACTCCCAACATACCAAAGAACATAAGGGCTTGTACTATTGACATAATAGCTACCTGTTTCATTGGATGTACATCTACAATTTTTTCAATCCATTCTACATCTGGAGATAAATTTGCTACTTGTAATAATTTTTCTTCTTTCATTCAGTTTGTGCTTTGCCTTGTTTTTTCATCCACTCTCTATGAGTTGGTTTTTGTTTCATTATACTACGATTGCGCAAGAAAGCCTGTCGTAGTTCATCATTCATTTTTTGTGATTTAGTCAATGGTTTCATCTCTTTTTGTTTTTTAGGTGGAAATAGCCACTGTATTATTTTAATTGCCATTTGTTGCAAGTCTCTTCTGAGAGTACTAATGCTGTGTACTCGCCTACTCTACACCAGCCTTCGCTGAGTTTAGAACTAATTTGATGTATAGGATCATAGAATTTGCACTCTCCACACGGTTGGTTTGGCATTGGATTAAGTCTTTTTAACTTAATCTTTTTCATTGCATAGAAGTTCGTACTCAGTATAACCTCCGATTGACTTTGCTACTTCAGTTTCAAACACGGGGTGTCCGTCATTATCTACCTCTGTAACTACAATCTGTGGAAAGGTTCTAGCTGTTGGAAACTTCTCCATAAACTCTGGAAACTCAAAATCTAATCCAAGTTGCATATAAGTATAATCATGTCCCATTCTTTCTGCAAGATTTTTTGCTTTATCACAAAAAGGACACTGTTCTTTACCATAAATTTCTACTATCATTTTATATTCCATTGGCTATTGCCATTCTGTTCGTTAAACTTCCGTACTAGAAATTTAAAGTTATTTATTAAATATGTAGGGTAGTCATCTGCAACAGAATAGAAAGCACTATTCTCATCACAATGATCAAGCCACATTCTACTTACAAAACTAGTAAATTTAGGACTAAATATTTCTGTAAATGCTTCTTGCCTCAATCTACTCTCCTTACGACTTGGGGTATAATCTCCCCTGCTCTTACAACTTCTACCATACATCCTATCTCAAGACCAAGGTCTTCGATGATTCCAATGTTATGTAGGGTTGCTCTTGCTACTCTTGCACCATCAATGTCTATAGGATCTAGTATTGCTACTGGGGAAACATTCCCTGATTTTCCTACTTGCCATACAACATCAATGAGTTCTGTGACTACACCTTCTTGTTTTACTTTCTTTGCAAATGCTCCTCTTGGGTGATGAGAAGTATATCCTAATTCTTCGAAAGCATCATTACTAATTATTCTCCATACTTCTCCGTCTTGGGGAAACATAGGATAATTACTATCAATAATTGTTTCAAATCCACACCGATTAAGAAATTCCATGTCGTCAATAAAATCTTCTGTTGGATATGGTTGTACCCCATACGCAATGAAAGTTAAATCTCTATTCTGAAACTCTATCACATCATGTAGACTTAGTGCACCCGCTGCATAGTTACGACTATTCTTAATCGTTGCTGGGGCTACTACTTCTCCTGTGATTTGTATTATGTGTTTGCCTGTGCAAGGCAGAAGGATACGAGGTACTAGAAACCTCATGTTGTCTGTGATGTCGAGACCATGTTTGCCATCGCCTCGTGTTAAGGCAAGTGATAACCTGCCATTGATATATTGAAGACTTACTGCTGCACCATCTAGTTTTGGTGTAACAGTTACGGGTTCATTCCCATAATCTGGGTGATCTTCTATTGAATATGCTTTCTGTAAAGAATACATAGGAAAGGCATGAGGATATCTCGCGCCCTTATCTCTAATAAGATCATGTCCTACTTCAGTAGCTACACCTAGTTGTTCTTCGAGTCTGTCATAAGCCTCGTCAGACATAAGTGGTTTGCCATTATAGTAGGCAATTCTTGCCCGTTTAATTAGTGCTTCTAAATTTTTCATATGTATATTATACTAAAATTATAAGGACTTGTCAAGAATTATTTTATGGTAGGTATATTTGATCTAGTAAGTCTTTGAATTCTTCCTCCAAAATGCTTTTGCTCTCTGCTAACGAGAGAATTTCTACTAGTCCTTGAAAGAGATTTCTACTATTATCAAAATCAATCGGCATACTGATACCTTGATTTGATGGTTTCCATTCTTCCTCAAAATCTAAATAGTACTTTCTCAATGAGATATACTCCACATCTCGAAAGGTAGAAACTACAAGGCGCACTTGTTCGTGTTCAGTTTCTTGAATTACTTTTTCGTATATTGCGGGGGCAGTGAAGTCAATCATTCTTAATCACTCGGTTGAGAGGTACAACACTCGTAACATTTTCTGGCACAAGGATTCTATAAGAATCTGTATCCCAGCAAAATAATAGAACTGTGTGTTGACCTTCCTTTGCTCTATTTCTTTTCTGACGAATGTATTCTGTAGAAAAGTCACTAGTGCAAACATTGTACTTTAGTTTCCTAGAGTTTTGACTTCTATAGGTGATCACTGCGTCACCTGCTTCTTCGAGTTTAGCTTTAAGCTCCTCTTTTTTCATTGATTCCTCCAATTTAATCTAACAAAAACTCTTTTGTGTTGCTAAATTGCAGAGGTCTCTTTTATGAGATGCAAAAAACCAAGGCAGTATGCACTGCCTCGGTCAAACTATTTTTTTAACTATTTAACGCTTCAACGACACCTTTGAAGTATACTGCAGCTTTACCAGTTAGTTTACTGATAATAGCTTCATCAACTTCTTGACCTGCGTCTGACAGGGCAGAGGTAAGACTTGCTTGAGCATCAGCTACTGATACTCGTCCACCACCAGTAGATCCACCTGAGGATTTAGCTGCTGGGGTTTTTCTTACATAAACGCCTGCCTTGGTCAATATCATACGAACTCCATTTGGTGATTCACCAAGTTCGTCTGCGATGTCTTTTACAATCTCCATTGAAGTTTCAGGTGTTGGTTCTTGTTCCTGATACATTTCGACTGCCTGTGCTTTAGATTCATCTGTCCAAGCCATTCTTTTTCTCCTATGTTTGTTTTGGATCCATGTGTCATTCCATACGGGCTTCCAACCTGTTCGGTCGTACTGTTGTGTATAAAATCTATCACTCATGTATATCCTTGTTTAAATATAACTATATTATATCGAATTTGAAACCATCTGTCAAGAAGTATTTTTCGGTATCTATGACCACTTCCTATCTTGAAAAATGCTTTTGTATAGTCTCAATCTTTTCTTCAGCATTTGCGATTTTTTCTATCTGTGTTTCGATAGCCTCTATAATCTCTGGATGTTCTCCAATACCTGCTGGACTTCTTTGATAAACTAATACATTTGCTTTTGCTACTTCTACTTCGCCTTGTAACTTAGCGATAAGTGCTTTTAATAAATAATTCATAAGTATCCTTTGTCTTTTAGTGTGTCTTTTACCCACTCAACAGCATAGTAACCTAATGCAGCCCAAATTGCTAAATTAAGTAAAAATATGCCTACTGTTGTGGGCAGTGTAAAAATAAATTCTATCATTTGTGTTTTTCCTCCCAGTCTTTCACTGCGGCTTGAATTGTTTCTTCTGCTAATACGCTACAGTGTAATTTAATTGGTGGTAATTGTAGAGCTTCTGCAATATCTTTATCTTTTATTTCTAATGCTTCGTCAAGTGTTATACCTTGTAGCATATCTACAAACATAGAGGATGAAGCAATTGCACTGCCACATCCATAAGTTTTGAACTTTACACCAAGTATGCGACGATTGCCAGGATCTACTCTTAGTTGTAGTTTCATAACATCTCCACAAGCGGGCGCACCCGTCATGCCAGTTGCTACTGTTGGATCTTTAGGATCAAATCTTCCTACTGAAAATTGTTGAGGACTGTTCAATACTCCCTCAAATCTATCGACTACTTCTTTACTGTATGCCATTATTTAATTCTCTTTGCTCCCTTAATAAATCCAAATACAAACTCTTCTAGTTTGTTAGGAATTAATAGAGGTAATACCATAAATGGTAAGAATAATGTAAATATAAAAAACACTACTATGGTAGATAAAACTGGTCTTTGTACTAAGATATTAGTATTGTCTATTTTACTAATTACTGAGTATGAAGGTTTCCATATTTTCCACATAGCAAGTAGAGAACCTGCTAGCCAAAAACAAAGTATTATCTGTAGTGTTGTCATAAATATTCCTGTAAGTGTCTTAAACTTCCAATGTTATATGCTAATCGTGGCGCATTATGTCCTGCGTCTTTCATAAACCCGAAGTATGGCGATTCACACTCTGCCATTTCGATTTCCCATAACAGATAACACTTGCTACCGTGTTTTTCAAAGTTATGAGACTTTGTTATCTCTCGTTTTACAACTGCAATACAGTTGCCTTGAGCCGACCAGACTCTTTCGCCTGGCATAAATTCTTCTGCTACACAAGGTTCTGGTATCATTGCCTCTTTGATACCTCTATAGTCTGTGTCTGGGAGTTTTTGTGGTACTCCCATTCGTTCTATAACTGCTTTAATAAAAGCTGGGGAACGATATAATGCTTTTGCAATATCAGAAACATTAGAGCCTTCTAAATAGTACTTAACTATTGATTTTTTCTCTAATTCTGTTACTCCCTTGCCTTTATTTTGTGCTTTTCTTCTAGCACGGTGTTCTATTGTTTCGTTGTGGTCAGCTATAATTTTACTAAGACGAGTTGTATTGTATGCAATATGCAATATCTCACACGCCTCTTTCTTAGTTATAGGTTTTTCTGCGGCAAGTAGTTCTATTACTTTATTTATGTTTGCTTCTGAAAGTTTTTCTTCTCTTTTCTTTCTAACTGCCATCTTCTACCTCTTTTCCTAGTAGCATTACTGCGTAGTGTAGAATTTTTAATAGATCATTAGTGTTTTTTCCGTCTTTTTTACCATATCTTTGAGCATACTTTATAATATTTCCCAAGCAAAAACTTTCTCCATGACCTGCGTCAAAGATAAATTCAGTTGCTTGAATCTTACCACTACCATAATGTGAATGATAAGTGCCTATAATATGGTTTTTTAGCATAGTTAATGCTACTTCTTCGTTAAATTTATCTTTCACTGTGCTGTTATCCTTTTTTCGTAATCGGCATAATCTTCACTCCACCAATGTGGTTTGTCTCGGTGAGACCAAGCTGCAAAGGTTGCCTTGTCTAAGTGGTAATAATCACGATAGCTTTGTATCGGATTATCATAGTCTTTAAGATCGTCTGGCATTGCCAATCCGAACTTAGTAAAACCTACTCTTTCAAGATGTACTGGCTCAGGTAGTTTGTTTACTACTTGTTCTACAGATTTGTGTAGTTTGCCATAACGATAGTGGTATTCATCATTCAATGCATTTGCATAACAATGAACCCACTCGTGATTGTCCAATGACTCCCTAGCCCAGATTGTGCAGGGATGGTTGTACATCATTGGAAGGTAGGGGAAGGGTCGCTCCTCAAGTGGCAAATGCTTGATTTCTGCTTTGAGTTTGTTTAGAACTTCTCGCTCGTCTGCATTCAGCGCACGAGGAACATACCCTAGAAACTTGTCGATATAAATTGTTGTACAAAGAATCTGGGCAGCTTCCAGTGGCATCTTAACAATATGCTTGTCAACATGATACTGTGCTGCCTTGTCGAGA